CACCCGCTCCCCCTCCAGCAGAACCACGCCCCACGGGGACCTAGGCTTGGTCACAACTATTGTCACCACCCTCCTAGCCATCCTGTAGATGTCCCGGGGGTCGTAGAGTAGGATGTCATCGCAGTTCAGCGCGTACACGTACTCCTCCGTGCACTCCTGGAGCGCCCTCCTCAGCGCCCCGCCAGTGCCCCACTCGGGCTTCGACTCGATCCACTCCACGTCAAGCTCTGGCACCCTGAAGCCCCGGGTCAGCACTATGATCCTGTCGAAGCCGTGCTTTCGTAGCCAAGACACTTGATACTCAAGTAGCGTCATCCCGTTGTTCAATTCAACTAGAGGTTTGGGCACCCACACGTAGGGCTTCATCCTCCACGACTCACCACCCGCAAGGATGACCGCCTCCATCGCTTTGCATCGATGTTTGTGCGGACTATAAATTGCTTGGCCCTACATCTAGCACCCACCGCAATCTTTTTATACCATGCTGGTACAATAGGGAGTGAGGGCCATGAACTGGAGGAGAATCAACGTGCCCGAAAACGTGTACCGGGAGATCGCACGCATCGCTAGCTCTCAGAAGACAGCCATGTGGAAGGTTTTGGTGGAGATGGTCTCAACGTACCGTGCGGCTAGGCGCGACACGCAGAAGCGCCCGGTCTCTGACAAGGTGGCCTGGTACGTAACTAAGCTCGCCATGTCCGCTGGCGAGTTCCGGGGCAACCCGGACCCGCAGAACAGGGACCTCCTCCTCCAGACCATCGAGCAGATAGAGAGCAGGCTGAAGGTGGACCTGAGCGAGCTTAAGAGCGTGGTGAGGAGCTACGACGGTAGCGCTATGTCCAGGAAGGCGCTGAACGATACTGTGAAGCTAGCTGTCATGAAGATCATGGAGAGCGCTGAGTAGGTCCCCCCACCTTTCTTTCTACTCTTCTTTCAACAGGTTCATCGATTTGGCCACCATCTCGCCCAGATCAATCAAATCGCGTTCCCACTCTTTCATTACGAGCCTGAGTTGGGCCGCTAGGATGATGACAACTTTAGCCACCTCCTCTGGCAACTTGTATCTTATCGTAGCGACGCGTAGCATGAGCGATGCGAAGTCTGACCATAGCTCTAGTGGTATCTCATCTATCCTGTAGTACACCATCTCCGAGAAGAGGTATGTGGATAGGCGGCTTGAGTATGGAAGTGCGAAGTAAGATATGACGGGTCTAAACACGTATTTCAGGAGGTTGAGGTTTATGTAATGCCTAAAGACCCTTGGAGGGAGGAGGCGCGGCCTCTCGTGCTTTATAGATGAGTAGCTCCTTACCGCGTTGATCACAGCGCGCGTTATGATCCTCTCCCAATTGATCGACTGTAGGATGGGCTTGATGGCATCTATGGATACCACTACATCCTCGTTTAAGGGCGCATCTCGCAACTTCTCGACCACCTCGTAGGCTACCTTGACGTCTAGACTACTATCCTCCCTCTATCCTTTGAGAAGATCCGGATCTAAAAACCCCTACTCGCCAAGCGCTTTGCCAACCTCCTTGCAAGCTCGTGCCTCAGCGCTCCCAGACTGATGGCGTGGACCTCGCGCTTGAACGCGTCCCTGATCCTGCTTTCGACCTCCTCTGGAGGTATGCCCTTGCCCGCACCCGCTAACAAAGATTGAATCGATTCGATCGCTTGTTTGAGGTACGGCTCGGCCTCCTCCAACGTGGCTCTTCCGCTGGCCACTTCCTCAGCCAGATCTCTGAGCAACGAGTACGCCTCCAGCTTTTCCTTTACGAGCGTTGTGCCCCTGAACAGCTCGTTGAGAACGTCTATCAGCCTAGGTCCCGCCGCCACCCACCTCACCCCTCGCGACCCTCGCAAGAGCTATCAAGATCAGGTCCTGGAGCGTCGTGCCCCGCTCTTTCGCCCTCCTCTCCAAGATCTCCAAGATACGCTTGGGGACCTTGATCCTGATCTCCTCGCTCATACTCCTCCTCGCTCTCCGCACCGCTACCACTTAAAATTTCCTCCTCCATCTTGGCGAGCCTCCTCCCCTTGCCGCTCTTATCGTAAGCGTACTTCCTCAGCCTCTTGATGGCACCCTCCTCGGCACACAACAAGCGGAACGAGATCACAACAGTGACAGCGGGCGGCGTATCGGGTGGGGACACGGTCTCGGAGATATCGATCGCCGTGATCAAACCCTGTCTTTGTAGTCGGCGGGCTACGTAATTCGCGTAGTTGGCGACTTGGTGGGCAACCTTTCGTAAAATCAACACGTACTCGATTGACCCGTCCATCGAGCGCACAGGCTTGCGCTCGCTTAAATACCTTATACCACACCTCCCTGCTCGTAAGGTGTGCAGAAAGCACGATGGGTCAGCTCTGGTAGTTATATCGGTCATGCTCCACACCATCCACGATGCCGATAACAAAGACGTTGCAGGACCGATTCGAGAAGTTCAGCGCGAAGACGCCCCCCGATGTCACCGGGGCTAGGTACGCCGCTAGCAAGGAGATAGCGCTACCCAGGTTCCTGGAGGGGTCCAGCGCGATGGCCGTGATAGTGGAGCTGACTAGGAACATATTGGAAACGGCGGGCGTCCCCGCCGGGCAGCAGGGAGTTTACTACGGGTTCGCGCAGAGGGCCAGGAAGCTGGCATGGAGCCACAGCGGTGAAACGCTGGCCAAGTTCATCGAGGGGCTGAAGTCAGAGTACGTCGCCAAGGGCTGCGACCCGGCCATCCTCGACAAGATCGCTGCGCTAGTAGTTGGTTAGGGGTGGGATAGGGCATGCCGATCGTTAAGTCCCGGGTATCGGACCGGTACGCCAAGTACAACCTAAAGTACCCCGATGCCACCACGATGACTAGCAGGCTGACCGCGGTCAAGGAGATAATGGACCTGCGCTACCAGGCCGGCTCCTCCGTGATCTACAACGCCGTCGAGGCAACCAGGAACATCTTGGAGTCTAAGGGCGTCCCCGTCGGGCTCCATGGTGCCTACTATGCCTTTGCCCAAGAGCTGGTGCGGGCGACTTTTAGTCATAGTGGCGCCACCCTCAATGCGATTATCAGCGGTCTAAAGCAGAAGTATGTGACCGCGCACGGCCTGGATGCGACTATCCTGGACGAGATAGTCAAGACCGTGGTTGGCGTCCTCCCGCCCTACTAGCGGGGGTACGGGCGGGGGGAGGGACGCGGCGTAAAAATCATCTATTTTTTTGCACCATGCTTGACACGTGAGGGTAGCCATCTGCACATCCGATAGATCCGTATCGCTACAGATTGTCGCTAGGGATGTAGCAGAGGTCCTGAGGTCCCGGGGCCACCTGGTGGACGTCCACCTCTTCGCATTGACAGACCCCAGCATCTACAAGAGGTACGACTCGTGGTTGACGGTCATGACGTTTGACGTGGTCTGGGCGACCCCGTACTTCTTTGTCGCAAGGTCCGCGAAGGTGCGCGGCCTGCGCTCGCTGTTTTACGCAACTATCGAAGGTAAGGTCTGGGGGCTGTGGATGCGCGAGTGGATAGTCCGAGACCTGGAGTTTATCGCGTGTAGCAATTACGTCAAGAGGAAGATTGCCGAGGTGGGTGGCAAGGTTGTAGCGGTGGTGTACCACGGCATAAAGCCAGAGGAGTACGAGGCGGCCAGGACCCTGGGAGCCTCGTTGAGGCGCAGGCTAGGGTTCACGGACAAGGACTTCGTGGTGGCATACGTTGCAGCGGACTACCCGAGAAAAGGACATGATCTATTCGCAGAGGTCTGTAGGATCGTGGCGCAGAGGGACCCCAGCATCAAGTTCATCATCGCCACTAAGGATGATGCGATCTCACACTACGCTGGGTGCAACAACGTCGTAGCGCTTGACTGGTTCGGGAAGGTCCCCCGCACGGACATTCTAGCGGTCTATGGGGCGTGCGACCTCTACGCCCAGGCCAGCCTAGCTGAGGGCTTCGGCTTGCCAGTGCTGGAGGCGCTAGCGAGTGGTAAGCCCGTTGTGCACGCGGACTACGAACCGCTGAGCGAGATAACGACGCCAGAGACATCCTTCCGCGTCCCCGTCAGGGCGGTCATCGACTACAGAGACACGGGCCCCACAATGGGTGGCATCATGTACGAGCACCACATCTACGACCCCTCCGAGTTCGCAGACGTCATCATCCAGGCCAAGGAGGAGGTGGTGTGCAGGAGGGGGGAGCTGGAGGAACTCTGCAAGCAGAGAGCTAAGGAGTTTGACGCTAGGAAGACCTACTCGGCGTTCGAGGTGCTCTTGCAATGATTTTTTAAGCGCAAGGCTCTTCCATCCTCCCGATGGCGCAGGGCGAAGCTAGGAAAAGGTCTAAAAGGGCGGAGCGCAGGGTGGAGGGCGTGGGAGAGACAACGCCAGCTCCTGCGGTAGCCCCTACGGCCACCCCCACGGCCACCCCTGAGGTGGCTCAACCGCAACGGAGGGAGCTTACTGAGGAGGAGAAGGAATTCATGAACGCGCTGGCGCAGCTGGTGGAGTCAGCCCAGGAGCTGTCCTATGCTCTGGCTGTCGTGGATGAGACACGAGATGAGCTGTCGCCAGAGATAAAGGAGGTGCTAGCGACAGCTAGAGCTGTGGTGAGGGCGGTCTGGAGGTTCCACAGGCTGGTGAGGAAGAGGGCTGGCACCAGGGTGCCATGAGCGCGGTTCTGCCAGCCAAGCCGCTCGATGTAGTCATCCCCCCCGTCGCCATCGACGTGGAGGGGGCCAAAGTCATCATCCTGGAGGTCATCAGGTACACGCGCTTCGATGGTGCCACCCGCTTCCTAGTTTCCTGCCAGGTGGAGTGCCAGGGCTGGCTGTCGCCCCAGTTCAGGCTTGACGTGAAGGATGAGAGGGACCTCATCAACCAGCTACGGGTCGAAGTGTCGAAGATGCAGCTTCTGTTGATGTCTGGCTTCACTCGGATCTTCCAGCGCGCTCAATAGGACTCTAGTTTTTTTCTGACTACATCGCGCATCCAAGTGCGGTATAGGCATGGAGGGGATGGACTGGGATGCGATCACGCCAGAGGATGCGCAGTACATCATCTCGATGCTCGACAGACTAAGAGATGTCGAGATCGGCTCAACGATACCAACCATCAGCATCGGTGAGCTGGACCTCGATGCGCTCGCCAGCTCTCTGGCTGGCATCACTGACCCCATAGGCCAGATTCAGAGCTGGTTCCAGGACCAACTGAGGGCTCTCACGTCGTGGTTCAGCAGCGCGGTCGACAGCCTGTTCCGATCGCTCTACAACACGCTCATCAAGCCAACATTGAGCGCAATAGCTGGTGGCGTCGACTGGATCAGGAGCAACCTTCAGTCGATCGCGAGCACCGTAACATCATCGCTGGGCCAGATCGCCACGCTCGTGAGCAACCTGGGGTCCTCCATCGCTTCCATATTGAGCGCGATAGCGCAACTTCCCTCCGCGATATGGAACCAGTTGCAGAGCGTATCCAGCGCGATAATCAGCAGCCTGTCCAGCGCCATCGCGTCCGTGGTCGCGAAGGTTTCGGATGCGCTGGGCGGGCTTAGGAGCTGGCTCTCCAGTGCGCTCTCCAACGTGATCAGCGGCATCGCGGGCCTGGCATCTACCATATCCGGAGCCATATCTCAGATAACGGGCGCGATTTCGAGTGCAATGGACGCGGTGGTGAAGGCGATAACGCAAATACCTGGCGTTGTGTCCGCCCTCATATCAAGGCTACAGGAGTGGATAGGGGGGGCGTTCGCGGGGTTGCAGAAGTGGGTGGGAGAGAGGCTGGAGGGCATACTTGACGCGCTGGGCAGGGCGCTCGCGACGCTGTCTGACGCTCTGAGGGGCTTGCAGTCGTGGCTAGCCGCCACCTTGGCCGGTGTCGTATCCGGGTTGCGGGACCTGCTGTCCAGCTCTTTATCTGCAATCGGTAACTGGATAGCCGAGGCCACGAAGCGCTTGCAGGACATCGGGTACGTGTTCCAGGGGTTCGTGAACGCCATACTGAGGGTACCGGAGATGCTGGGGAGCATACTGGCCAACATATTCAAGCCAGTGGTGGACTTCCTGGGTTCTATAGCTCAGGCGATACTGAACTTCTTTGCCGATCCCGTTGGTACGCTACGAAGGGCGTTCGAGTGGCTGGCGAAACAGATCTGGGACCTGCTACCTAGCTGGCTCAAGGATGCGATTATCGCGTTGCAGAACGCCTGGAACAGCTTTGTTCAAGGGCTACAGGACTTCCTAAGGGATCCCTTGGGCTTCATCCAGCGTGGCTTCAGCTGGCTGGCGGAGCAAATCTGGAAGCTGTTACCAGATTGGCTCAAGGGAGCGATCGTTGCAATACAGAACGCTTGGAACACATTCGTTCAAGGGCTCCAGGACTTCATCAAGGACCCCATAGGCTTCATACGCGCGAGGTTTGAGGAGCTGGCGAAATGGATCTGGGAGCACCTGCCAGAGCCAGCGAAACAACTCATAGAGAAGATCCGCGATTGGATTTTGGGCGCGTGGGACTTCCTGTACAAGCTGTTCACCAAGTACCTGCCAGAGGCGATAGGGTGGGCGTGGAACGAGTTGCAGAGGTTCATAGCCAACCCGCTGAACTACATATGGGAAAAGCTACTGGGGCTGTGGGAGTGGATATCCAAGCAGCTCGCAGGCGTGTGGAACGTGCTAAGGGGCGCCTGGGACTGGTTCGTGGGGGCGTTGCGTGGCGCGTGGGACTGGCTCGTGTCAGCTGTCAGCGCGATCCCGCAGGTGATACTCACATCTCTGCGCGTGCTGGGAGAGACGGTCTTGAACCTGGCCAAGAGCGTTGGTGAGGCGCTCGCTGGCGTGTTCGGCGCTATCGTGAGGGAGGTGGCGAAGCCCTTCCAGCCACTGGTCGAGGTCGTTGGGCAGTACATGATGCAGGTGCTGGGGCCACTGGCGCCCAAAGAGCGGGCGCCACTCTTCGTGGACACCATGGTACGCTCGGGCACGGCGCTGATGGTGACGTCGCTCTACGCAGCTGGCATAGCGACCATACCGCTCATGCTCACGAAGGCAACTAAGGCTGGCGGTCACGCCGTCAAGTCGCTCCTGGAGCGGATCGGCATAGACCTGGACGGCCACCTGCAACTCCTGATGGACGTTGGCCTAAGTGGGACTAAGGTTGGCGGGAGGGGAGGGGGTGGCGCCAGGTTCAGCATATCATCGAAGTTGGTGTCAGCGCTGGGGGAGGCGATAAACGAGCTTGGAGACGCCTTCGACAAGTACGCATCGAGCATACTACAATATGCGGTTCTCTGGACCACGGAGCCCCTGGGCTCGGCCATAGGCCGCTACTCAGCATACTTCATACGCGACCTCATCCCGGTTGAGCTACCGGGGCTCGATCAGCTGGTGGATTTCGCCAGGAGGGTCAAGGGGGTAGATAAGCCAGAGGAGTACCTGAAGGCGCTCAACTACTACGTGTCGCTTTACGGCTACTCGACGTATTTCGTGGAGCAGGTATTCGGCTTCACGCTGAATGAGGAGAAGATACCGGTCATAGAGATCCGCGACAGGTTCTACGATGTGAGCAGGGCGGTGAGGAAGGTCCCCATAGCGCTCATCTACGAGCTACCGAGCGCGTCTGATGTGGCCGCGATGATGGTGCGCGACATCTTCTACTCGTACGATGACTTCATCAAGCTGGCGAGGGCCAGGGGCATGCCAGAGGACATCGCTGCGCTCTACTACATCTACAGGTTCAAGTACCCGTCACCCGAGCAGCTCTTCGAGTTCTACTGGCGCGGTGTGTCTGGCGTCCTCTGGTACGCACCCAGGCAGCTGATGACCGATGAGGAGAGGTCCACGCTGCTGGAGAGGCTGAAGGTGGGTGCCGAGCCCAGGCCACCGGCGGCGCTGAACTTCGACATCTCAACGCTCTCTGACATGATAGGAACCTACATGAAGTGGCACGACCTGTTCCCAGCAGCTTGGGAGGCTGGCTTCACGAGCGACAGGGCGATAGTCATGGACCTAGCGGCGGAGATGCCCGATAAGATAGATGTGCGCTGGATGCTCCGCTACGCAATCTTCGAGCTACTGGCAAGCAAGGGCATAACGCGCGAGACGCCCGTACCGCAGCTGAGGAACGTGCTGGAGGACGCGGCAACGAACAAGGAGGTCCTCATGGACCTGTCGATGGTGTGCAGGTTGCTACAGGCCCGGGGCCTGCACCCATACTTCGTGCCGTTCATAGCTGTCGCGGACACGCTAGCTGCGCTGGCGGATGAGCGCACGCTAGTGCGCTCGGGCTTCATAAACCTCTACGAGCGGGGCGCCCTGGACGTGAAGACGCTCGACAAGCTGCTCTCCAACCTAGTTGTAGCGTCGTTCAAGGTGTCATACTTCGACATAGAGCGGGGCACGTGGGTCGACAACAAGTACGTGAACGTCCCGGTGGCCTACCTGCCAGCAGAGCGCAAGCTGATAGAGTTGCGCGCACTGCTCGACAAGTTCGAGAGGCCATGGCGCGAGGTGTGGAGCGACCTGGAGACCGCGTACAGGGAGTACATCTTGGACGCAAGCTCAGCCATGATGGCCGCAACGGCGGTCGCCAAGGCGATCAATGAGTTGCTACCAGAGGAGTCCAAGGCGCTAGTGGGCACGGAGTACAAGCTCACCGTTGATGAGGACTACCTGAAGACACTGCTAAAGTCGTGGGAGGTTGCTAGAGAGGTCTACACGATACGGAGGATTAGGTCCTGGGTCTACCGTGTTTTGGGCTGGCTGATATACAGAGTGGCTTACGGGTACGTTAGGCCCAGCGACCTGGACTCCCTAGCCAGCACATTATCTGAGGTAGCCAGGCTACCGCAAGCGGAGAGGGAGGCGATCGCTACAATCACCAAGGCGGTGTGGCGGATCGCAACGAGGGAGTACATACCCACGCCATCGCAGCTGGCCACGATAGCCGAGGTCGTGCCAGCCGCGCTCAAGTACGTGGATGACGTGCTGGAGGCTCTGAACGTGCCAGAGGAGTGGAGGCCAATATGGAGGTCCTACATCACAGTGAAGCCAATAGCGGATGAGGTGAGGACGCTGGTGAGCTACTACTACCGCGCGAAGAGGTACGGCGTAACGTTGCCGGATGATGTGGTCAAGGCCGTCGAGGCGCTCATGAGCGAGGTGGGGTACACGGACAGGGAGAAGGCGATACTGGACCTCGCGGCGTACATATACAACGTAACGGAGGAGATGAGAAAGGAGGCGAGCGAGGTCATACCGTCGCTCTCCATGCTGGCATCGATGGCGGAGTACATCGACGTCCCGCTCGACTACGTGGCGAAGGTCATGGCAGCGAGGCGGGTCGAGAGGACGTACGCTGAGCTGTGGCTGAAGTACGTGTCAGCGAGAACGATAGCGAGCGAGGTCAACCGCGTCTCAAACACGCTACGTAGCCTGTACGAGCACTTCGCTGTGCCCGATGACGTGGTCAAGGCGGTTGCGGATCTGATGAAACGGGGCGGGTGGACATCGAGGGAGCTTGCGATATTCCAGTTCGACCTGGAGCTGAGGAGGAGGTACCGCATCCTCAACACGCTGGTGCCAACCCTGCGGCAGTTTGTCACAGATGCCCTGTACTTAGGCGAGTGGGAGAGGCTACTGGAGGACTGGCTAGCAGCGAGAGGCATCGAAGCCGAAAAGTACAAGCAACAAGTAGAGTACTACAAGAAGCTGATAAAGTCCCGCAAGCTCAACAGGCGCCTGTCCTGGTTCATCGCGCGCCTGATGAACGCGTACTGCGCTGGCATCATTACCTTGGATGAAGCGAGAAAGCGACTGGAGCAGTTCAAGGACTACGGCTTGGATGATGATGAGATAAAGATCCTCCTTGCTGGCTTCGAGCTGGAGAGGGCGTACAGGCAAGCAGTGTACGGCAGAGGGGGAGGCGCGTAGGTCCACTCTACTCTTTTTAACTGATCTCTAGATGGATGGAGTGGGTAGGGATATGGCCAGAAGGCCCCCCTCCGCCGCAACCAAAACGTCCCCGGGCAGGTCCCCTACTGGCATGAGCAGCCCCGATGAGGAGCTTAAGAGCGCCATCCAGCAACTTCAGGATGCAATCAAGAAGTTCCAGGAGGACGTGGAGAAGGCCAGGAAGGTGCTAGAGGCGGAGTTCGCGAAGTGGAGCGCGCCCCAGGCATCGCCCCAGGCATCCAAGCAGGCGTCTAAGTAGGCTATGGGCTACGCACAAAGAGAGGTAGCAAAGGTAGTAGAGCAGAAGCTGAAGTATTGGCTGAAGACGCAGAGCGAGGACGCGATAGACGCGATGTTCGACCGCATGTTCGACACCTACGATCGCCTCTCGTTCTGGGGGGACTGGGTGCTCTCGGACACACTCTTCTCATCCCTCATCTCGCTGGCGTTCTTCGACTTGCCAATACCGGAGATCGTGCCGTGGAGCCTGGTGTGGGAGGTGGAGTTGCCATCTATCGATGAGTTCCTCGCTGGCGTCCTCATCAAGCTGGAGCCCATCGACGTGACGGCGGTCTTCCCCGAGCTATCGGAGGTCCTCAGCTCCCTCAAGCTCCTCCTGACCAGCGAGTACGCACAGAACATACAGGAAACCAGGGTTAGGAAGCTGATTGTTGGCGAGAGCTACTACGGTGATAGCTACGTGGACCCGCCAGCGGTCAGGGAGTTCCTGCGCTCGACGCTCTACGCGTTCACGAAGAAAGACCTGACGTGGCAGGCGGTAAGGGATAGGTTGCGCGTGGCCGCGAAGACGTGGAACGTCCACGAGAGGCTCGTTGAGGACGCGTTCAACAGGCTCTCGATGATATCGGCAGTAAAGGAGCGGGCGCTGACGTGGGACTACGGCTGGTGGGACCGTAGCTATTGGGCGGAGGAGGGCAGCGGTGGCGAGGTCGCTTTCATCAATTACGAGGGTCAGGAGGTCAAGGCGGAGTACGAGCACCTAGCGGATCCGCAGTTTGGAGGTTACTGGGACATGAGCTACTGGGACATGTTCTACTGGGCCGCGCCCGAATCCCCGTACAAGCCAGCGGTTGGCCTTGAGGACCCAACCGTATCGAAGGTGCGCGACTTCGTAGTGCAGAACTTCAGGAGCAGGATACACGTAACACCACTAGCTGTGGCTAACTACCAGACAGCGGAGGGCAGGACATCGTGGAGCGAGTCGCCACGCACGGAGACCTACGCAATTCCCTTGTCCATGCGGTACAGGATCGAGTCGCTGGTCGACAGCATGGTCAAGCAGCTGAAGCCCGATGTTGGCGTCTTCCAGCTCAGGTTGTACAAAACTGCCGTGCTGGACCTGTTCGGCTCGCTTTACTCCCCCCACAGGTGGGGGGAGGAGGCCCTGCGCGCGTCATCCAAGGAGGAGCTGAGGAGCTTCTGGATCGAGAAGTGGAAGGCTCAGGGCCTGGATGAA